AGTAGAAAAACGAGAAAAGGCATTAAATGTCAAAGTCCTTTAAAAAACTTCTAGTGTCAAATGATTTACATTCAGGACATTCTTGATTTCTATCAGGTTCAACTGATAATACTTCCCATGTCCAATGACACTTTAAACATATACACTTTAATAAATCAACATCACCCATCAAGACTTACCCCAAGATTCATTTTCTATAGAGTATTTTACTAAGTAATTATATATTTCAGTATTTATGTTATGGTCTTGTTGTTTTTGATGTGGTGCTACGACTTGACTTAAAAATCCTAATAAATTATTATTAATCATCATTAAATCTTCTAACTCAGTTAATTTTTTGTTTAATTTAAGCACTTCAGACTCTTGTTGAGCCATGTAGTCAATTAGTAGTCTTATTAATTCATTATCCATTTATAAATCTATAGATAAAGACAGATTTAATACAACAATTTATTTTTTTAATGATTTAACTACTTTAATTCTAAAGTTTTTGTTAATATTGTTTCTAGTTTCATCTAAAATTCCTAAAAAATCCCTTGAAGGTACAGATATATTTTTTTTATTATTAACAAATAATATTTTTTTATTTTTAGTTTTAACTGGTATTTTTTCAGGTACAAATCCTTCTCGATGATATTGCCCATATTTTAAAAATTGAACTACATCTACTCCCGACTTTATACTATTATAAAGATTGCCTGTAGCTTTTAAAGGTTTATTTCCTGATATACTTCTTAATTTTCTAATTTCTTTTGTAGAATCTTCTAATTTAGGTAACATTCCTCTATCAATTTTATTTTTAGAGCCTTTTTCTATACCTTTTGCATATTCAGTTTTATACTCTCTAATAATTTTAGGCATTTCTCTTGCTAATTTGCCAAAATTAAAATTAGTTGTTATTTTTAACTTCATTTACTACTACAGGATTTTCTTGTTCATTAACATTCTTATTTTCATCTATAATAACTTGAGCTTGACTAACAGATAAATCTTTATTATCTCTAACCATTATTTTTGCCCTAGTGATAAGATTATTTCTTATATCAAAGTCGTCTTTCATTATTTGGTCTTGAATTGTTTTAGGATATTCAACTTCTTCAAAGTCAACACCAAACTCTTCAGGTAATGAAATACCATTATATTCTGCTATAACTCTTTCAACATTATAAAATTCTCTTTCATACAGTCTCCATAAAGCAATATCATCATAATAGTCTTCTTTTCTGTCTAAATCTTTAATCATTAAAGAAATACCACTAGGTACTTCCCCACCTGATTCAGAAAACTGAACAAATAAATGATTATTTAAAGCAACAAGTTCTATTTGAAATCTAATGTTTTCAATGGCTTCCATAATATTACCTTGAGGACTTGTAATGTTGTAAACACCATCTTCTCCCATATCGAGTATCGTATTAGAACCTGCTCTAAGCATACTTTGGTCTGCTCTAAGTCCGTTAACCCAAGGCTGTCCAAACATATTAAATCTCATACCAAGATTCATTTCCGTTAAAGCAATGTTAACTTGTTCATTACAGTTTACAATATCAGATGCTCCTTCAACGTAAAAAGAATCTATTTGGTCTTCTCTATGTGTAAATACAAAAGGAATAATCCCATAAGGGTTAGGAATTTCAGAAAGAAGTTTACCTTCTCCATCCATAATCCCATACTTCTCTGCATCCCAATATTCCCATTGTAATTCAGATGTATTAGATAAATCTGCTGTACTATTTAACAAAGGATAAACAATAGCACTAGGCTTAAAAGGATTATCGTCAAAATATGCCTCAAAATAATATATAGGTCTATAATCAAAAACTCCATCTACCCAATGTACTCTATTAGCAACAGTACCTAACAATCTAGTCATTCTCTCAGAATGTTTCATGCGTACATCTTTAGTTGGGATTAATTGCTCATATCTTTCATTACTGTCTCCAGTCATTCTGTTCGCACCCAAAACATAGATTCTACTAATTTTATTAACAAATTTTCTTGTAAAATTAGTTACAGTAGGAGGTATTTCACTAAAAGCATCTCCAGTAAAATAATTATTAATATACTGCTCAGTTGATACACCTGAGTAATAATCTAAATGTTTTCTTATTTCATTCCTTCTACCATGAGACATCATTAGCTTTGTTTCTAATAATTTATCTTTTAACATTTTTTCCATTATCTTTGAATCCTCTTCATTTCTTGATTTCTCATCGGAAATCTATTTGTTATAAAATATCTAAAAGCATCGTTTCCGTGGTCGTGAACCCCATCTTTTAAAGGTTCTTCTCTGACTGGTTTACCATCTCCACTTTCAGGATACCTGTATTCTTCAAAATCTTCTATCATTTCAGTACACTTCCTATCTACATGTACTCTTCTAAGACCATCAGCATTTTCAAAAAATCCTCTTGTATATGCTACACTAGATACAATATTTCTGCTCATTCTATCTCTAGCAGATAATATTTTTATACCACTTCTCCTAAATATTTCCATATCTCCAGCTCCACTTTGACCCTGAACACTACTACCAGCAGGGTCACCATAATAAGATAATATAGGATAACCTTTTGTCTTAATCATTTTAATTAAATCTTCTGTTTTAATATTTTGTTTGTGCAATATAGTGTCAAATATTCTTATTTGCTCTGCTATCCCATCAAACTCTGTTTGTATAAATAAAACAGCAGGTTGCCTATAACCAAAATCTATTGCACAAAATGTAGGCAAATTATGGTCATACGGAAAATCTCCAACATCTAATTCTCTATCAAAATCCCAAACTTTACCTTCAAATACAGAAAATTCAGCACCAAATTCTTGAGCAAAAAGCTCTTTAGACATATTTCTTTTTCTTTCTATTATAGCTGGGTCTTGTAATCCTAATGGAAATTCATGCTGATTAACCCAAGATGGAGAGCTATGACTCTCCCACATTGGATCATCTCTACCTAGTTTAAACAAATCATATATCCAGTTTCTACCTTCAGGGGTAGTTATAAAAATAACCTTACCTTTTCTACCTGCGACTGTAGGAGATAAATACATATCCCAAATCTTCTTATTCATTTTGGCAACTTCATCAATTACAAGAAGGTCAAGACCTTCCCCTACAAGACTTGAAGGATTATCTGCTGACATTCCCTCAACAGTAGTTCCCCACTTAAATCTAATATACATGTCTTTTTCTGATGCTTTGTCTACATCATCAGCATGTCCAATAACCATTCTTTGCCATATTTCTCTAAATATTAATCTAGCTTTTTTATATGACATACCAACAACCCATATTCTTTTATTAGGTTGCGATGCTAAGTAGGTAGCCTCCATAGCACTAGCCCAAGTCTTGCCAAATCTTCTGCCACATACTATGACTTGAAATCTAGCGTCTTGTTTTTTAGGGTAATGTAATGGCAGTTGCCCATTGTGTGGTTTATATCCTAAATAATTAAACCACTTTTTTTTAAATTCGTAATTTTTTTCTTGCATTAGATTGATGTACTAATTTATATTGTATCATATATTAATGCAAGAGTAATTCTTGCTAAATCACAACTCACTTAAGAGGTTAAAATGTCAGAAGAAACGACCATCGAGCCAGATGTAAAACAGGAAGCCGACACACAAGTCGAAAACAATGTACCGATTTCAAGATTAAACGAAGTTATTTCAGAAAGAAACCAACTTAGAGAGAGTCTTGAGTCTTTTAAAACGAAAGAGGAAGAAGAGAGAAGAGCAAAACTACGAGAAGAAGAAAAGTGGCAAGAATTAAATGCCGACTTAGCAGGAGAAATTGAATCCTACAAACCTTACAAGGAACGATGGGAAATGATGGACACTAGACTTCGAGAGGGTGCTTTAGCTCAACTTCCTGAAAATAAACGAGAAAAATTTTCTAGTGTTGATACAGAAACTCTTATAAGCATTGTTGAAGAATTTACAGATAGCGAAGTAGTAAATCCACCTGATACTAAAGGAACAGTACCTACTCAACAAGTTGGAGACTGGACTGAAATGTCAGGAGCAGAGCGTAGAAAGAATTGGGGTACAATATTAGAGTCATACATGAAAAGGTAAAAAATGGCTAAACATTATCAAGGTAGTCCAGTTACTACCACAACAGACCAGCATTTTATACCTGAAATTTGGGCTGATGGTATTTATAAGTATTTTGAGCGTAAAACTATTTTACGTGGACTTGTAGATGACTTTTCTGCTCTTTTTACAGGAAAAGGCTATGGAGATGTACTACACATTCCCGAAATGAGCTTAATAGGTGCTAGTGATAAAAATGCTGGTGAAGATATATCTTACGATGCAACTGCAACTACAGAAACACA